CAACTGACATACATTTAATTTATTATTAAATATACTTAATATCGGAATGTATCCAATACCATTAACATAAAACTTATGGTCTTTTGTACACGTTATTTTAATGCCATTATTCAATTCAAATTCCCACACTTCTGCAAGTGAATCCCATTTATCAATCACTTTTTTATATCCAGACCTTGTCAGCACATTCTCCCCTATTTCAATTGCATCAATTCTTTTCCCTCCTTTGGTAGTAAGGATCATCGTTTCCCCGATGAAACAGTCAAGCAAATCACTTTGTTGTTCCGGTTTATCCCTATCCTCTTTTAAAATTGTTCCATCGGCCCGGCGCTTTACATTCTCCAAATCAAAAATCAATCCCCTGGCTTTTTCAGCGTGAATATTTATCGGGAACCATGCAAGCACATTGTTTACATGAGTACTGTTTTTTGCTTGCTTTGGGTTTGGTAATACTTTTATCTGTCCGTCCGAAAGATTCAAATATTGCTTAATCAGCTTATAATGAGTCACCTGTTCTGCAAATAATGAACTTTCATTATTGCCGTTATAATCACCGGTGATGATATAAAGGCATCCCGGGTACCAGGTTAGAATATGATTGCAAATACCTTCAACCCCGGACCTTGGTAGTTTAATTGCTTCCAGGATATTCAACTTATTTTCTACCAATTGCCCAACTAAGCAGCTCATTGGATTTCGGTTAAAGTCAAAAGAAAGTAGTAATGGCTTGGACCGGTCTAAAACAGGATGTTGCACTCCCCTATCCGGGTTGCTCACATGTTTGTTTCGGTCAAAAGCAAAAGCGTAAGGGCTATCATTGAGGTTTATTCCCCAGGCTCCATTTGCGATACCTTCAAAAATTGTCTGATTGCCAGAAGACGAAAGCCAAAGATTATTTCTATAATCTTCCTGGTCAATGAAATAGTTATCTGTAAAATTTACAAATATCTTTTGTACCCTTTTTCCCTTCAACAGGTCGATATTCTGAGTGTCATCTTTATCAGTTCCCTCGTATAAATCCGGGAAAAATACTTTCAAAATCCAGTGAAAAGGGTAAACGGCATGTGTATTAAAGGTGCCAGAGAATCTATTAGCGCCTCTTATTGTTCTCAAGGTCGGATAAAGCTCTTTGAAGTCGTCAAAATCAAATTGATCAAATTCTTCGCACCAAATATGTGTAGGGTCCTTTATGGATTTTAACTTGTCTGCTTTATCGCTACCAAAAGGAATGAATTTATTCCCGTTTTTTTTGCAGGTGATAACCATACCGGAACTATCACTTTCGCTGTACTTAAAAAGATGATCCATCTTGTTTTTTTTGATGCAAAAAACAAGGGTGGCAAAACTGCTGCCTCTGACAGTATCGTAAACCTTACGGCCATAGTAGCATTTAAAATATTTTTCGGTTAAGCTTTCATGAAGCAATTTGTCTGCCTCGGCTTCGCTTTTGCCTCCACCACGACCTCCAAATAACAATCTGATATCATAGTTGTCGTCCCATATGGGGAATAGTTTATCATTGACGGCAATCACGCCGCTTAATGTTAAATCTGTACGGGCCTGCTCGGGGAATTTTAAATAGGCGCTTGCCTTAATAGGATAAAGCTCATTCATTTGCGGCTTTAAGAATTGAGATTAATTCTTCCTTGGAGTAGGGCTTAGTTGGTTGCACATCATTTCCGGATGTATCTGTTTGGGCAACTTTCTCCGGTGCATTCCATCCGCCTAACCTGGCCAGGCTGTCTAAGGCCGCCTGTTTGCTGGAAAGCTTTATCTTTTTTGTATTGCCTATTGGTTTCTTTCCATCTTCACCCAAAGTCCAAAGTTCATCAACCTCAATGCTGCTTATGGCAGCAGCTGTGTCTTTGTCCAATTCCTTTACAGGTTTAAGGCGCCCATCACTATCAAACACTTTGCGGACATCAGCAAAGGCGATCTTCGCAAATTCATTCACAACCCGATCCCGGGTAATCTTCGCAGCTTTCAGTGAATCGGCCTGCAAGGAGTTGATAAATTTTTGAATTTCAGGTTTCTTCAGGTTTTCACTTCCAATAGAATATGCAGTATCTTCACTGTATCCGGCGCGAATGGCAGCATTGGTAGCATGGTTGTCAATGCAGTATTCTATACAGAACTTGACCATTTTTGCCGTTAATGCCATGCTGCAAATTTATAAATAATCTATTTAGTGGATAAATGTTCCACGTGAAATGCATTTAGGTATGCAAACCCCTGTATTTATAATAAAATTTATCTAACAACACTTTCCAAATTTCGAGTTTCCGCTTATGAATAAAAGGGGCTGGTTTTTCGATAAAACAGTTTTTTTCTGATACACGGATTACTCCCGCATAGTCAGGAACTTTTATTTGCATCCCTTCAGGTATGGCAAAATAAAATTTGTTGGGCAGGGCTATTTTAGTCAGATCGTGAATATGGATTTCATGACAGGGACCGCGTAAAACAACAATCTGATGATCCATCCAGGTGTTATAAAACCAGTGTTTTACTGCCTTTCTATAATTTGGTTTGTCAACTCGTATGTTACCTGTTTTGTATTTGCAAATAATATCTCCACTCCAGTGATTCAAGCCTAAATCCTCGATATAATGTGATTTACCGGCAATTGCAGCCAGTAGAAATTTATGCTTTGGTTTCAGAAAGTCTTTTTTAAAATCAGCAACGCTCACTTTCACTTCGACTTCAACACAGTAATCAGATGTGCTCATTGCAAAAAAATCTGATTCCCAATCTCTTCTGAAAATAAACTGGTTGTTTATCTGATATAAATGGTTGTGGAAATGCTTCCTGAGTTGCTTGTATATGTGGGATGATTCCATTAATCTGCGTATCCTTCAATTTTTAAATCAGTGTGGTTGCAAAGTATTTTCTTTTGAACGCCTTTTTCATCCAAGACCGGTTTGTGATTTTCCTCCAGGTAAACGATTACTTTTCCGTTAACGAGCTTGTCACCGTGCTTTGTTCGTCCATTGAAACCGGTTTTAGTGGTAACGATGTATCCTGAATTCTTTCCCATATCATGTAATTTTAAATTGCTTAAAACGGAAGTCCATCGTCATCTTCTGATGGGCTTTTGGTAGTTGGATTTTCAACTCCTAATTGCACCAACCTGTGATCAACCAAGTTGTCATTTGCATCATAAAAAGCAAAGTGCAGAAAATTGTTTTCGTTGCAGATCGTTTCTTTTGGTGATGAATAACACCCGTAAATGTATAGGCCATCAAATGGGTTATTATGAACGTAAGGCTCTTTAAATGTTACTTCGTGGTAAATACCTACCTCCTTACCGCAGACTGGACAATATTTAATTTCTTTACTCATACATAATTTTTAAAGAAAGCTGTCATAATTTAAGTTGTGCAAACAAATCGAAATCCCAAAGGTTTAATTGTCCTTTGGCTGGTATTGGCTTAGCAAATTGAACAGGATCAGAAAGCAGCCAGCCGTAACGGTTGGGTGAATAGTCACCAAATGAAAGCTCTGCTTCGTTTAATTGTAAATAGTTTCCATGGATAAAAGCCCCTAAATAAAAAGGTGGGCGGTTGATTTCTTCAACACCTGCTGTATCAATCAGATTCACGCTGCAGATGATGGCACCGTATGGAATGTGTTCAACTTGATCAAAGAACCCAGCTTGCAGCATATTAGCCATTAAACTTTCCATGCCTTTTACAGGCTTAAATTCTTTCTTGCTGGCATGTATCAGCAGCGGTCCACGGTACTTGGTATTCCATGATCTTGTTTCGATGCGCTTTGCGCCTATTACAACAAGGCTTGCCCATGGCTGGAGTAGTGATATTACTTTCATAATTACTGTTGTTTTAAATCGGTTCCATTATCACGTTGCCGTTTTTGCATCCTTTCGATGATGAATCGTATACGATCATATACAGTTGTTGGTTGGCATAATTCCAATGCCTTATATTGACCTTTTGCCATACTATCAAAATCATACAGATCTCGCTCCAAATCTTCAATTGATATTGTGATCATCCCCAATGACATTGACTATTTTATTTTCCTCAACAGTCTCCCAATTACAACAGCCCTCTGGCCACTCTCAAACACTACGAGCATAGATCCATTTCTACCGCGAATACATTTCCCATCCGGCCGGCGCACTGCATCGCAGAGCTGGCCTTTCAATGCAGGATCTGTAAAGCGATCGCCCAAGTAACGATAAGTCATATGTTAGCCTGCATCATTGCAGTTTCCGTTTTCATCAATAGTAAAGACAGCCATTGGAGGTAATGCTTTTGATAACGTTTTAATATAAATTGGCTCACCTCTGTTTAATGCTTGCAAATCTTCGTAAGACGGCTTCCATGCTGTTAAATAGTATGGGTAGTTTTGGGTATCAATACCGGCTGCAACACCAGGCATATACGCTTTTGCGTTTATTATTTGCATCAACTTACCGAAACCAAATTTTGCCCAAACAGACATGCACTCCTCATCTGTCATGCTTTCAGGCTTCTTTATTTCTGTAGATCCTTCAAAATTTATCGGTTGCATAATTTTTATTTTATGATTGTGATTTTATTTACAGCCCTCTCATTCTTGGATGAATACAATCAACTCCCAGCCAGGAAAAAAACTCCTCCTCACTTTTCCAAACAGGTGGTATTTCACCATCCCGCACACAGCGCCACCCGGTTTTTGTAGCAACGCAATCGCTGCGCAACCTCAATCCTTTATCGCTTCCGCACCACCCCTTTTTCTGCCATGCCATTGCCAGCACAGTATGCGAATAGTCAGCACTACCGGTACGTATCGCAAGCTGCCGGTAATAATCAACGGGCTCGGGCATAAAAAGATCCATCTTCATTCCGCCTTTGAGAACAGCCTGTATATACCTGCCATCAAACTTTCCTTTCATAATTACATCAGTAATGTTTTTCACATTGTTGATGAAAGCAGATGATACCACCCAGGTACCGCTGTCAAACAGTCCGGGCTGTTGTGTACGTTTTGGGATGCATACGATCTCAATATCCTTTACCAATTGTTTTTCGCGGCGAACACTACCGGCAATATGAATAAGTTCACAGTGCGGCTGCAGCAGCTGGATGATGCGGTCCGCAACTCTTTTTGCGGCAGAATATTCTACCAGGTTTGTAGTTTCGGTCATTTATGGGTTTTCAGGTGTTGAATAAGTTTGTTTTGGGCTTCGGGATCCAAATCCCTGGTATTCCAATTATCATCGGCATCGGCTATATTAAAAAACCAGGTATCCCGAATTTTATAGGCTCTCATGATGAAGCCGAAGAATCCTTCGTGCGTGAACTTTATTCCGTGGCGCCCGAAGTCTAATTTTGCTTTGCCACTTGCATTGAGCATGTTTAAAATTTCTTTCATGTTTTATTTCATTTAAAGTTTTAACTCCCTCATTCATGCTGCTTTCTGCAACCATTATAATCTCCCAATTGGGCATG